GCAGTGATAGATGGATAGCGCGCATACGCGTAAATGGCAAGCCCCATTACTTAGGTTATTTTAATAGTGTCGCCGACGCAGCAAAGGCGGTAACCGACGCTAGAGCCCAGTTTGGTCTGCCGTAGCAAACCGCCCACGTACAGAAAAGCTTTATTTTTTTAAAAAACCCGCTACTATTCAGGCATGGGCATACATTCGTTACCGCTGACGGTTCGCAAACTTGAGGCCACGGAGTCGCGCCTACAGGCCATCTACGACGCAGCTAAGCTCGGACTGAAGGGCGACACACTGGCGTTAGCTGCAGGCATGTTGCCGCAGGAGTACCGGCACCTCTGCGAGATGGATCCGGTGGCAACGATGGCTGAGCAGAAGGGGCGCGCTGACGGCGAGTTAGAGACGTCTGCGCTGCTGCACGACGCCGCCCGCAACGGTGACGCCAAGGCGGCGTTAGCGATCCTGCAGCACGCCCACGGTTGGACGGCGCGTCAAGAGATCAGCGTCGACGTCACGAACAAGATCAGTATTACCCAGGCGCTGCAACAGGCGCAGTCCCGCGTCATCGACGGGCTGATTACGGAACAGAAACCGGAGTATCTGGAACATGCCACGAAACGCACTCGCGCCCACGCCCACGCCGGTTAACGTACTGCGACAAGCAGTCGGCGCTGACGCGTACACCACACCCACCACGCCGCTACAAACCTTTTCGCCGCGCCCCGGCGTAACCTTTGTCGGACAAGTGCATGGCGAGCCCATAGCACTGCCTGCTCGCATCAAAGCAGAAGCTGCGCAACACGGCGCGTACTACGAAGGCACGGGCGGCGACAAGCTGCCGGGCGTAGCGTACAAAGGATCGTGGGACGACGCAGCCGCTAAAGCAGTCAAAGGGTACCCGTCAGAATTCCTGTTTACGCTGTTCACCAACACGGACGTAAACAAACAGAAAGACATACTGCCTAGCGACAAGACGATATTTGACAGCATCTTGGAGAACCAAGACAAGTTCGGGTACTTTAAAGACCGCAAGTTTGACAGCAAGACCTTGGCGACTTTCCTGCAAAACATGGGTCCGGAGTTCTTGCAAGAAGCTCAGCGCCCGGCGTCAAAGGAAAACGTGACTGCGTTTCTAGATAAAGGCGAGCGCGACATGTGGGAGTCTGACGACACGCCCGCACGCCAAATGGCCAACAAAGCCAACGAACACCGCCAACGCTGGTTGCTGTCGCAGCCCAAAGGTGTGTACTTTATAGGCTCCGACCACCTGCAAGACTTGAAACGACTGCAAGGTAAATAATGGCGCAACAGCCGATCTATGACGCCGAGGGCGAACAGCTCTTAATGACACGACTGTGGGCGCCACAGCTCGCAGATGATCCCGAGGCGTTCGTGCTGTTCGCCTTCCCGTGGGGGCAACCCAACACACCGCTCGCTAAGTTCAAAGGCCCGCGCACCTGGCAACGCCAGATACTGCGCCGGATCGCCACGCACATCAAGACGAACAAGGGGCAGGTCGACATGGACGCCCTGCGCACGGCGGTCGCGTCTGGTCGAGGCATTGGTAAGTCAGCCTTGGTGTCATGGCTGGTGCTGTGGATGCTGTCGACCCGCATCGGCTCGTCAGTCATTGTCAGCGCCAACTCAGAAGCGCAGCTCCGCTCGGTCACATGGGGTGAGTTGACTAAGTGGCAAGCGATGATCATCAACAGCCATTGGTGGGAAATCAGCGCAACCAAGCTGATTCCAGCGAAGTGGCTGACTGAGCTGGTCGAGCGTGACCTGAAGAAGGGTACGCGCTACTGGGCAGCCGAGGGTAAGCTCTGGTCGGAAGAGAACCCGGACAGCTACGCTGGTGTTCACAACCACGACGGCATGATGCTAATCTTCGACGAGGCCAGCGGTATCCCAGACGGCATCTGGTCAGTCGGTGCGGGTTTCTTTACGGAACCGATTCTAGACCGGTACTGGTTCGCGTTTAGTAACCCCCGGCGTAATCAAGGCTATTTCTACGAGTGCTTTAACGCTAAGCGGGCGTTCTGGCACACGGAGAACATTGACTCCAGAACGGTCGAGGACACGGACAAGCAAATCTATGAGCAGATCATTGCGGAATATGGCGAGGATTCGCCACAGGCTCGGGTTGAAGTCTACGGTGAATTCCCTTCGGCTGGCGAAGATCAGTTTATTGGTGCGTCTGCTGTCGACGATGCCGCCAGTCGGCCACGTTACAAGGACGCGACGGCGCCAATTGTTATCGGCGTTGACCCAGCTCGAGGCGGCGCGGACGCGACAGTCATAGTGGTCAGGCAAGGCCGCGACTTAATCGCGATCAAGCGGTACCACGGCGAGGATACGATGACAACCGTGGGCCGGGTGATCGATGCGATTGAGGAGTACCGGCCAGCACTGACGGTGATCGACGAAGGTGGTCTGGGCTACGGCATACTTGACAGGTTGAAGGAACAGCGATACAAGGTTCGCGGAGTGAACTTCGGATGGAAGTCCAGCAAACCGGTCATGTGGGGCAACAAGCGCGCCGAGATGTGGGGGCTGATGAAGGACTGGCTACGAACGGCCAGCATCCCGAACGATCGGCAACTGAAGGCGGACTTGACAGGCCCGATGAAGAAGCCTGACTCGTCGGGAACGATTTATCTGGAAGGCAAGAAAGAGATGAAGTCGCGCGGGCTGGCCTCACCAGACGCGGCGGATGCACTAGCGGTGACGTTCGCGTTCCCGGTAGCCAGCCGCGAATCGAGCGTAGACCGTGTAGCACGGGCGACGCCGCGCATGTATCAGCAGACAGCGGTTGCAACTGGCTGGATGGGGAACTAACATGGCAACGAAGAAAGGCGTGAATTTTTCAGGAGGGTTTTATGCCGTATAAAGACCCGGAAATACGCCGCGCGAAAGCGCGTGAATATCAAGCAACACACAGAAGTAAAGCCAAACAATTTAATTTTGCGCCTTTGCTTGAAGCTAGATTTTGCCAATTGTGCGGCACGGACATTACCGCCAAACGTAAAAACGCCCTGTTTTGCAGCCGTGAACACAAACGAAAAGCGTTAGACGCGCGGCGAAATTATGCGGTTGAATACCAAAAAAATATCGTTGTTCGCAGATCACAAGCTTTACGCTATTACTACAATAACCACACGCAAGCTAAAGAAAAACAACTTGCTAAACAAAAAGCTCACCCCGCTAAATATGCAGCGACCGCAGCAAAACATCGAGCGGCTAAAATGCAACGCACCCCCGCGTGGCTTACCGAAGACGATTATTGGCTTATTAAACAAGCCTATGAGTTAGCTGCAATACGCACTAAGTTGTTTGGGTTTACTTGGCACGTAGACCATGTAATACCATTACAAGGTAACGCGGTTTCTGGGCTACATGTTCCGCAAAACTTACAAGTAATACCGGGCGCGCAAAATATTGCCAAAAACAATAAGTTTGAGGTAACTGCATGACAAGTCCTATTCGCAAAACAACCACAGGCAAAGGCCGTAATTTTCTTACCACTAAAGAAGGCGCCGGAATGACTGCGGCAGGTAGAAAAGCTTACAATGCAAAAACCGGCTCGAACTTAAAAGCACCGGCACCGAACCCGCAAACAAAGGCGGACGAGGGCAGGAAGAAGTCGTTTTGTTCAAGAATGGGTGCCGTTGCCGCCAAGGCAAAAGACGGCGAACGTGCAAAAGCAGCACTTAAACGATGGAAGTGTTAATTATGGCTACCAAACCTGGGCTTTACGCAAACATTCACGCTAAACAAGCACGCATCAAGGCCGGATCTGGCGAAAAGATGCGCAAACCCGGCTCGCCCGGCGCCCCGACCGCGAAAGATTTCAAGCAGTCTGCGAAAACGGCTAAAAAGGGGAAGTAAAATGCCACTCGTTAAGTCGAAATCCGAAAAGGCGTTCAAGCAAAACATCCGCGCCGAGGTTAAAAGCGGCAAACCCGTGAAACAGGCCGTGGCGATTGCGTACGCCACCAAGCGCGCAGCCGCCAAACCAGCGAAAAAGATGAAGTAAATGGACTATACCGGCATAAATAAGGCAGCAAAAGTCGCGGATGTGGGCGGAAACCCGCCGCCTGACGACATCAAAAAAGACACGCAAGACGTCTTGGCGACCATGCGAAAGCGCCTGCAAATGGCGCTATCTGCCATGTCGGAGACGCGGGAAGATGAGCTAGACGACCTGCGGTTCTATGCTGGTTCGCCCGACAACCATTGGCAGTGGCCAGCCGACGTGCTGGCAACCCGCGGCGCAGTGCAAGGCCAGACGATCAACGCCCGTCCTTGCCTGACCATCAACAAGCTGCCGCAACACGTGCGGCAGGTGACGAATGATCAAAGACAAAACCGTCCAAGCGGCAAAGTTATTCCTGCTGACGACAACGCCGACCCGGAAGTCGCCGAAATCTACAACGGCATGGTCAGGCACATCGAGTACATCTCTGACGCCGACGTCGCCTACGACACCGCCTGCGAAAACCAAGTCTCTTACGGCGAAGGTTACATCCGCATCCTGACGGAATACTGCGACGACGACACGTTCGACCAAGACATCAAGATTGCGCGTGTGCGCAACTCGTTCTCGGTCTACATGGATCCGACCATCCAAGACCCGTGCGGTGCAGATGCTAAGTGGTGCTTCATCACCGAAGACCTGCAGCGTTCCGAATTTGAGCGCCTGTTCCCAGACGCCAGCCCGCTGACAACCCTGCAGGCGCAGGGCATTGGTGACCAGTCGATCTCGGTCTGGATTAACCAGGACACCGTGCGGATCGCTGAGTATTACTACGTCGAGTACGACAACGCAACGCTGAACCTGTATCCCGGCAATATGACGGCGTTCGAAGGTTCGCCCGAGGCCAAGCAGATGAAGCAGATGGGCATCAAGCCTATCCGCACCCGTCAGGTACACGCCAAGCGGGTCAAGTGGTGCAAGACCAACGGCTACGAGATGCTGGAAGAGCGT